AAACAGGAATTTCTATGCTACAAAAAATGAATTTTTTGCCTGGATTCAATAAACAATTGACCCCAACGCAAGCGGAGGGACAATGGATCGATGGCGACAATGTACGATTTAGGTACAACACCCCTGAAAAAATAGGCGGTTGGCTACAGCTTGGTGAAAACGATATGACTGGTGCAGCGAGAGCTATGCATCATATTGTTAATAAATCAGGAACTAAGTTTTCTATTATTGGTACAAACAGGATTTTATATGTTTACTCAGGTGGTGTGTTTTATGACATACACCCTATTCGAGCAACTACAACTTTATCTAATGCTTTTTCTACAACAAACGGATCTGCTATTGTTACTATAACATTTAGTGGTGATCATGGTTTAGTTCAAGGTGATATTATTTTATTAGATAACTTTACAGCTATTACAAATTCTAATTATTCAGCGGCGGATTTTGATGATAAAAAGTTTATGGTTACCTCTGTTGTATCTTCAACAGCTATTACTGTTACTATGCCATCAAATGAAACAGGATCAGGTGCTACAACATCCGGTGGTGTTAGAGTTCAAGCTTATTATAGTGTAGGACCAGCAGAACAAGCACCAGGATTTGGTTTTGGTTTAGGCCAATGGAGTGGAACAGTATCAGGTGAAGCTACTACAACATTAAACGGTGGTATCAATGCTTCAACAACTACCATTGTCTTAACAGACGCATCTTTATTTCCGTCATCAGGTACAAACTTTATTCAAATAGGAACAGAAGAAATATCATACACAGGAATTACAGGTAATCAATTAACAGGTGTTACAAGAGGTGTAAGAAATACAACCGCAGCAACACACAACAATGGTGTAACAGTTACAAACTCATCAGACTATGTAGCATGGGGTGAAGCAGCATCTGGAGATTTAGTTATAGATCCAGGTATGTGGTCTATTGATAACTTTGGAGATAAAGTTATTTCTTTAATTCATAATGCACAAGTTTTTGAATGGGATTCAAATGCAGCTAATGCTGTATCAACAAGAGCAACAATTATATCTGGAGCACCAACAGCGTCTAGAAATATGTTAGTATCCACACCGGATAGACACTTAGTATTTTATGGAACAGAAACAACAATTGGTGATCCAACAACTCAAGATGATATGTTTATTAGATTTTCTGATCAAGAAAACATTAATGACTATACACCTACAGCTGTTAATACCGCTGGTACACAGAGACTTGCAGATGGATCTAGAATTGTAGGAGCTGTTAGAGGTAGAGATGCAATTTATGTTTGGACAGATACATCATTATTTACAATGCGTTTCATTGGTCCACCATTTACATTTGGTTTTGCACAAGTAGGTACGAACTGTGGATTGATAGGACAGAACGCTGCAATAGAAGTAGATGGAGCTGCGTACTGGTTATCGGATAATGGTTTCTTTAGATACTCCGGTAATCTAGAAACCATGACATGTTTAGTAGAAGATTATGTTTATGACGATATAAATACAACAGCATCACAACTTATAAATGTTGGTTTAAATAATTTGTTTGGTGAGATTACTTGGTTTTATCCAACTCAATCTTCAGAGATTGTTAATAGATCGGTAACTTATAACTATGCAGAATCATCTCCGCAAAGACCTATATGGACAACAGGATCTTTAGCTAGAACAACTTGGGTTGACTCAGCTGTATTTGGTTTACCTCATGGTACATCTTATAACGCAACGGGAACATCTTACGATGTTGTTGGAAATACTGAAGGAGCTACAACATACTATCAACATGAGACTGGAACTGATCAAGTTAAATCTTCTGCAACAACTACAGTAGCTGCTAATATAGAATCTGGAGATTTTGATATTACCAGAGGCGAGGGCGGAGGAGCTGATCTTAGAGGAGATGGAGAATTTATTATGAAGATAAGAAGATTTATACCAGACTTCTTAGCTCAAACAGGTAGTACACAAGTTACATTACAACTGAGAGATTATTCAAATAACTCACAAGCAAGCTCACCACTTGGACCCTTTACAATTACTTCATCAACAACTAAAATAGATACAAGAGCTAGAGGTAGATCTGTTGCTTTAAAAGTAGCAAATACAGGTTCATCTCAAGATTGGAAATTAGGAAGTTTTAGGTTAGATATACAAGCAGACGGAAGAAGATAATGGCAAAAATAGTATTAGCATTTACAAGACCCAGTAAAGATTATAATCAAAACGTAGCTGATGCATTGATTAGAGATCTTGATGGATTAGTACAAAAGTTAAATTCTACGTTTCAACAAGATTTAAGAGAAGAACAACAAAGATTAACATGGTTTAGTACAGGAGGAAATAGTGGCTAATAGATATAAGAATGCACAATTTGATTTAAACTCAACTAACAAGACAGACATTTATACTTGTCCCTCTAACTCAAGAGCTATTGTACAAAATATACATACCGCTAATGTTGGTGGTAGTAATGTTGAAATAAAAGCTTTTGTTTTTGATAACTCAGCATCAACTAGTTTTCAGTTTGCAGAGCACACTGTAAATACAGGTACTTCTAAATCTATAGCTGATGGAACTATTGTATTAGAAGAAAGTGACAAACTACAACTGCAAGCAGCTACGGCTGATATCTTTGAAGGTACAGTTGCAATATTAGAATTTGATAGAACATAGGAGAAAAATGAAAACGTTATACCCAGAAAAAATTATAGAAACTATATCAAACCTTAAAACTGGTGAGGTATATAAAAACGATGAAGAATGGAAGGAAAAAGGTGTAAAAGAAGAAGACATTAGAAGGGATGTTAAAGTTATTATGCCAAGCCTTGATTTATTTGGAGAAACAAAGTAAAGTATTTATTCAGGTTTTCCCTGCTTACTAATTAATTAATTATGACAATATCTAGAGGACAAATGAACAGACAATTATATCGAGGTGGTGGAATCATGGGACTTTCTAAAGAAGGTATTGGTGGTGGTGACTACAAAGGTTATGATATGGGTAGTCGAGTAGGTTTTGGTATACTTAAAAAAATTACTGGAGGTGTAAGGAAAGCAGTTAAAGGAGTAACAGGAGCTGTCAAAGATATTGCAAGCTCTGATATAGGTAAAGCTGCGTTATTATATGGTGCAACTGCAGGATTAGGTTCTATTGGATCTGGTCAAACAGGTTTAGCAAGATTTGCTCCTAGTAATTTTATGGGCAATCTTGGTAGAATAGGTAATTTTATTACTGGTGGTACATTAGGCTCAAATCCAGTTGATGAGGTGGCTCTAACAGGTAAAGGTTTAGGTTCAAAAATAAAACAGTTTTTAGGAACTAATGTAGGAGGCAACTTAGGTAAGTTTGCTGCACTAGGTGCAGTATCTACTTTTTTAACATCTACTTTAGGAATGTCAGAAGAACAAGCTGAAGAAGAAATAGCTAGAGATCCTTCAAAATATTTAAGTTTATATTATAAAAATGTAAACCCCAAAGCATCCGAAAAAGAAGTGCAAGAATTTGTTTCAGCTAACACATCTGAATATGCAGAGGGTGGTAGAATAGGTTATGGTGAGGGAGATCCAGATCCAAAAATTCCAGAAGAATTTTTAGAAGATTTAAAAAGACGAAAATTTAACGAAATGTTAGATCAGTATTATAGATTTCAAGAAGACTACGAAAGAAGAAAAGATATGGCTCCAACTCAAGAAGCAGCTATGGGTGGTAGAATAGGATACGCGTTAGGCGATACTGCAAGCCAGAATGCTATGCAAGCAGCGGGCATCGAGGGTCTACCTGTAAGACAAAACCCTAAAGGTGTAAAAGAATTAGATTTAAGAGATAATGGTGGATTTATACCACCGGTTGGTATAAAAGAAAAAGAAGATGACATCCCAGCGATGTTATCAAATAACGAATTTGTATTTACAGCTGACGCTGTAAGAGGCATGGGAGACGGAGACGTTGAACTAGGAGCTCAAAGGATGTACGATCAAATGAAAACTTTAGAAGAAGGTGGAAGAGTATAATGGCAGAAGTAGTAAGAACAGCCCCAGCAGAGTTTATTGAAGCGGGCGCAAAAACATATCTAGACGATCTAACAAAAGCAATAGGTGGCTATAAAGAACAAGATTTATCTCAAACAATGGGTCGACAGTTTGTTGCTGGACCTGGATCATTCACAACGCAAGCAGAAGGACTAGCTTCTGGTCTCGGTAGTTTTCAACCTTTCTTAAATGAAGCAGCGGCAGCACAGACAAGAGCTGCAGGTTTAACAAGCCCCACTGCTTATCAAACTTACATGTCTCCGTATCAACAAGATATTATTGATACAACATTAACAGAGTATGATCTACAAGCACAAAAAGGTTTACCAGGATTAGCAGCTCAAGCTATTGGCGCTGGAGCTTTTGGTGGTGGTAGAGAAGGTGTACAAAGAGCAGAGTATCAAGCAGCATCAGATAGAAATAGAGCAGCATTACAAGCTCAGTTATTAGGTCAAGGTTTTTCACAAGCACAAAATTTAGCAGGACAAGCTTTTAATCAACAACAAGCATTAGCAACAGGCCAAATAGGATTAGCACAACAATCACCTGCATTATTAGGTCAACAGATTGCAAGCTTAACAGGTTTGGGTGCAGCACAATCAGGAAGAGAACAACAATTACTAACAGCTGATCAACAACTAGCATCTAAAACAGCTTTACAAGATTTAGAAGCAGCTCAACAATTTGGTTCTGGTGTTACAGGATTAATTGCAGGATATCCTGGTAGAGAAAATATATTAGCACCACAAGCATCTGCTTCTCCATTAGCAACAGGACTTGGAACTGCATCAACGTTGGCTGGTATTTACAGATTAATTAATCCACCGAAACAAACACCAATTAGTATAAGTTATAGCGGTACAAATTAATGAGTAGAACTTTAAAAAGACCAATGTTTAGAAAAGGCGGAGAAGTTATGGAAGGTATCATGACGGGTATTAAGCCTAGAACAAATTACCAAGAGGGTGCATTAGGTGACAGAGTAGAAAATTATAGAAATGTTTTAAGGGCTGCTACTCAAGGAGCTAGTACAGGTCCAGATGCTCTTACACAATTTTTACTTCGAACAGGTAAAAATTTAATTGGAGGAGAATCAGCTGGAGGAACTAAATTACAAGAAGTTGTTGGTTCAACAAACGAACCTATGGAAAATTATTTTAAAGATTTACAAAGAAAAGCTCAACAAGAAAAACAAATTGGATTACAAGCTGGAATGTTAGGTATTAAAGGTCAGCAAGCTATAGATGCAGCTAGAGCAAAAGGAAACAATAATCTTCAAAAAGAATTTTCTCCAAAAAATTTACGAGATAGATTATTAATGGATTATTCAAAGAGAAAACCAGGATATCAGAAAGAGTTAAAAGATATATATAGTTACGAAATGGCAACTTTTAATGCAATAGATAGAAATGAAATAAGCCAAGTACCTGCATTTAAAGGTAAAAATCTTAGTATTATGGAACATGATATTTCAGGAAGCAAAGCTAAATTTATTACAGATGACCTGATAGCAGGTACTCTTTATTTTAGACCAGATCAACCACAAGTTATTTATGAAAGAGATCCGGATAAAAATGCAATCGTTATATACAATAAAAAAACAGGCAACATCGTAAAAGAAATATCATTAGGAGATTAGGCACATGGCTGATCTAATCTTAGACGCTTTAAATCCTACAGGCAAAAAAGAAAGCAAACCAGGTCAGATAAATGATATTAGTGAAGCATATTCTGGAGCTGAAGGCAATAATGAAATATCGTCATTAGAGTCAGCATTAGCTGGTATAGCTTCAGGTATTATTAAAGTACCAGAAGGTTTTGTTTCATTAGGTGCAGAACTTTTAGACTTTTCAGGTATGACTAATAACGCTGCAGCTAAAGTAGAATCTGCATTTGATACTATAAATATATTTGAAGAAACAGCTAACGCAAGAGCATCTGGTAAAATATTACAAGCTCTAGTTCAGATAGGTGTACCTGCTAGTGCTGGTGCAAAGATAGCAAGTAAACTTGCAACCAAAGCATTAAAAGCTAAAAAAGCAGGAACATACGTAAATCTAAAAGGTAAGAATGTTAGAAAAGGTATGGAGAAAGTTTACAAACTTAATGACAAAGCAAGAGTAAAACGTTTTGCAGCTGGTGTCGTGGGTGGAGCAACGGGAGAAGTGTTTGTTGCAGATGCTGAAAACATAGGAACAATAGGTGATGCTTTTGATATTGGACCTACACAATTAGATTTAGATGAATCTTCAGATCCACAAGAAGATGCAGGTAGAAAATTATTAAATAGACTTAAGTTTGGTTCAGACTCTGTAATGTATTTTCCATTTATATATGGTGGTACAAAAGCAATAGGTAAGGTTGCACAATATGGAAAAGATTTAGCTTTTAGTTCTTCTAAAATAAATAAAACAATTGATACAGCAGCTGGAATGATTAGACCTACTTCAGGTAAACCCGAAGCTATGTTCTTAGCAAAGAACGCAGAAGACGCAGCTAAGGCAGCTGATTCAAATTTTGCTATGGAACAAGTAAAAAGAATAGATAAAGAAGTAGGTAAAATGTTTCCTACTATTAAAACATTTTTTAATAAAACATTAAGAGAAGATCAAAAACAAGGACAAGCAGTTTTTTATAAAGATTTAAAAGAACTTATGTTTGAAGGAGATTTATCTAAAAAAGTAGGTAATACTAAAACATATAAAAAAGTTTTAAAACAAATGAAAGATGGTGGTTTAAATACAAAATCACAACAAGTTGTATTTGATGCAATCTATAATACCAGACAAAAATTTACTTCATTACTAGAAACCATTAGACAAGGTAGCACTGCAAAGGTAACTTTACCTAAAGATCTTAGAAATATGCCAGGCTTAATGGGAGATAGAG